TTTACCTTCTACAGCATCTTTAACTACTACTGACATAATTCTACCTGTAGTATCATCTATGACAACAAATCCTTTATCATTTTCAATTTCTAATCTCATTATTTTTTATTTTTACTCCCTTTAGATTGCTAATCTATGGGTAATTCTTTTAAATTCCTTACAATAATTATAGTAATCTAATAAATCCATATTCCATTCGCAAAGCTCATCTATAAGCTCTTGACGAGTTATTAGAAAACAGGAGGTGAAAGCATCATATAATGCTTCCAATCTAGCATTTTCTTCCTTTTCATAATCCTCCATCAGGCGCTTATAACGAGCAAGGTCAACAGATAATATATCTAATTGATCTGAATGATTATGAATATTGAGGTTAACCTTATCTTTAGCATTATGTAATGCTAGTTGGGCTTGCATAAAATATGATGATTCATTGAAGTCACCATTTTCAATTCGTGCTTTTAAAGTCGCGCGTTTACCCAACGGCTTAATTCCGTCCGTATGACTGCGCCACCACATAAAGCGATTGTAATTTAACGGCTGATACCGCGATAAATTGGCATCAACTACATCGCGATCGTGTCTCAAAACTTCTTCTCTAATAAAACTAAAAGGCATCCTCTGGATTTATAATTGGAATATCTTTATATGGGGGAATATATGAATCTCCATCCTCATCTACAAGTTGTTTTGTAGGGGGTTTTGGGATAAGGTTAGGGGCATTTTGACGTGCCCACCTTATATAGCCTGGGTCTATGAGTTCAACTTCAGCTAGAGTATAACCTTTATATTTTCCAAACCTAAACATCTAATGTATTACCTAATTCAACATTTTCGAATTTAATTTTAGTAGTAGTTTTTCTATCTAAAATATCAAATGAGGATAATCTTAACCCACCCTTAGTGATTGAATCAACAGTCATATAACCTCCAAACATACTTAACTCCTTAACAAAAGTGTGAGAAAAACCATCTTGGGGGTCTTTAGGGACAAACTCAAGAACTTTTTTTCTTCCCCATACATTGAGAACAGTAAATTCAAACTTTTCTGTTGCGTTTTCGAAATGTTTTTTCATGTCCATAACCTATTTTTTAAATTGCTTATACATTCTAATGGCATGAGCCTCATTCAGTGCATTAAAACTATTACCGGTAGACTTACCATTCTTAAAGATCTCAAACCAGGTAAAACCCATATGATCCTGACCACTTCTTTGTTCTGCTGTCAAGAAAAAGCTATTTTCTAATTGCTCATTAAACGCTTTTAAACTTGCTCTTTCTAATGCATTCATTTCTCTTGCCATAACCTTTATTTTTTATTGCGTTCCCGCTTCATTTACCCTGTAAATATACGAAAGGGACCTTGGGGAGCCAAATCCTTCACGGGAGCTTTTTAAGCAAGTGAAATTTCTTCAACTCCAAATTCAAACCCCATTTGTTCTGCTATCCATTTCCACAGATCCACATCGTTAGGGGTGAAAACCGTTTTAACCTTATCTCCTTGAAAATAAATTATGTATTTTGTTGATGGCATATCTCTTTATTTTTGTGTTAAGTAAAAAGGTGTCATTTCAGCCGGGACACAAATTTGAACTCCATCAACCAAAACAATTGCGACGTCCATTCCTGTCAAATCGCAAGTAAAAAATCTAATAACCTTATTCATAACCTTTATTTTAATTGGGCTCTCACCCCATTTACCCTGTAAATATACGAAGGCCCTTTCGGGCCTCCAAATATTTAATGTAATTTCTTTTATTAAAGTGCTCCTTTTTTATAAGCTAAAGTCCACTCAAATTTACTTTCATCAGCACCTACTACTAATGGTTGAACTACTACTGATGTTCCTGAATCTGATTCGGTATTGGCTTGTCCAGCAAATTCAACATAACCTATAGCTCCATCTCTAAAATGACATTCGGAACCATCTATACTAATTAAAGTTCCGTCTAACATTTCAAACTCAGCATTCCAATTACCTTCGCCACCATCAATTTCTAATGCGTGGTCTGAATCTGAACCTTCAATTGAAATAAAATTGTCGAAAGTTCCAAAAAATGCTTGGTCAATATCAAAAGCATCATCTCCTTGTGCCCAAACCAAAGCATTTGTAATAGTAACATTACCACCAAAACACTCAATACCATCATCTAAATTACCTACAACTTCAATATTGTTAATAAAAGTTCCTGATCCAACACCTCCTAATGTTAATCCGTTTAATTCGTTTCCATCACCTAATAATGTTCCTGCATGACGAATAGAAACATATTTGATAATACCTGAATTATCTAATGAGTCTGTACCTCCGTAAAGACCCCATCCTTCATTTACAGGAACACCTTCAATATTAGCAGGAACAGCATCTGCTGAAATAGGGGAGTAACCTAAAACAACAATACCACCCCAAAGACCCATATCAGTTTCATCTAAGTTATCACCTGTATCATAAATTGAGGTAAAGATAATTGGATTTTCTTCAGTTCCCATAGCCTCAATTTTACCACCTTGAGCAATAATTAAAGCTGTTGAAAGAGAACCTTGCCCATCTCTTGCTTTAATTAAAGTTCCTGCTTGAATAGTAAGTGTAGCACCTTCTTCTACTACTACTTTACCTGCCATTTCATAAATAGTATCAGCATACCAAGTTACATCTTCTGTAATTAATCCAGATACTACATTTTCTGGGGTTGTTGGTTCTGTAGGGGTTGGTTTACAAGAAACCATTAAACATAAAGCTGTTAGAGTTAAAACAATTTTTTTCATTACTTATTTAATTTAAATTTCTATTATAGATACGAAAAGTAATGTGAGAATCACATATGACGTTTTTACCTTTGTATGACGTTAAAATTACTCAACAATATTTATTACCATGAAACACATTATTATTACATTAATATTACTAATAGGATTAAATCTAAATGCTCAGGAAAAAAAAGCATACCAACTTGAAGATGGTTCTATAAAAATAGAACAATTCTATCCTAACGGACAATTACAACAAATCAGTTTTTATTTAGAAGGTAAGGCATTTGGGACTTGGTTAAAATACGATCAACAGGGGAATTTAATTTCTAAAGCGAAAATAGAAAATGGAAGACCTGTTAAGCTCTTCCATTATAAGGATGGTATTACTACCATTATTGATCGTAAAAAGAATTCAGTTACTAGAATTAAACCTTAGGATTACCCATTAGTATTTTAGTAAATACTTTACCTCCAATTTCTCTTTGATAAGAACCATCATCGTTTAATTCGATATCTTTACCTTTTAATACTTTACGGATAATTTCTTCATCTGTAATGATTGGGGCTCCTTTTGCTTGTAAAATGTCCTTTAATTTACCTGATACTTCTACAAAATAGCCTGGTTGTTTCAAGAGTAAAACTGTAATATTGATAGCTGCTCTTTTAGCTTCTTTAGAACCGTCATGACCCATACCTACTGATTTGTTTCCTTGGGGTTTCTTTTTAGAGACTTTTAAAGCATCCCATTCAGGATCATCATCTAGATCAATAACCATATAATCGGCATCACCTTCACTTCCTATTACATCATCAGCTGATTTATAGTTAGGATGACCTCCAATTGGTTTATATGCTGTATCTATGAGGTCAAATAGTTGTTGGGCAAACTCTGATTTTTCATCTTGGGTAAGAGGTACCCAAACATTTTTATCAAACCCCTCAACCTCATTAAAAAGTCTACCTTCAGCTAAATATTTTTTTAGATCAAAGTTGTCCATTATGGTTTATAATTGTCTAATTAACTCTTCTACTTCTCCGTAAGTTTCATCGTCAACTGGGTCTTGAGAACCTGCTCTTACGTTTTTATATTTAGACAAAGCTCCAATAAGGTTTTTAAAAGCTTTATCAGATGCACTTTCATTTAATCTACTTTCAGCTAAATATTTTCTTAAATCGAAGTTTTCCATAAAGATTATCTTGATTTATACTGTCTCGATGTCCAAAGTATTGTTGCTATTTCATCTCTAAATTCTTGAGCAGTTAATCGCTCATTATCAAAATCGTCAAGTGTATTCCTTAAATCTAGGAGGAGTAATTTTACATCATATGAAGTATCTTTACCTGCTGTTTCTACATCCATTTGTTCTTCATTTAACTTACCTTCAGCTAAATATTTTTTTAAATCAAAGCTCATTTTTATAATTGTTAATTGTGTCAATAAATATGTTGAGAGGTGTTTGATGCGCCATTTCCTCAAAAACTACTTCATAATAACGATTATTTTCAAACATTATTTGAGCCATATAAGGAGGAATAACTTCATCATTTTTACCTAATACAACTATTTTTTTCTGTTGAAGATCAGCTTGCTCACCCTCAATTAAAGGTTCAATAGTAGGCTCAAAACTACGATTATGAACTGCTGGGTTAAATAAAATAGCAGAAATACCATATTTTTGAGCTAAAATATCAGCAACATAACCACCCATACTACTACCAATAATAAGATCGGGTTGGAATTGACGCATTACAAAATCTACCCAATTTTGAAGCATTGGATCCTTATAATCCATTTCAGGAGCGTAAACACAAAACTCTTTTGTTAAAAAATCAACTTTAGGACCGCCTTGCTTACTTTCAAGACCATGTAAATATAAAACCTTTTTCATTAGAATGGCAATTCGTCTTCCGTTTCTTCGTTGAATATACGAATTTCTTCTCCGTCTTCCAACAACTCAACAATAATTTCTTCAAGGATTTGCTGCTGCTCTTCCCACTGATCTGCTTGAATCTCTATGTCCATAACCTTTTTTCTCATTAACACGTGAATATACGAAGACCCTTCCAGGTCTCCAAATATTTAATATGTTATTGTCAAATCTTCGTCGTTATCTTTATTCTTTAATGAATTTAATTTTTCATTTATTTCTTGTAAATTACGAGATTTCCATCTAGAATCTTTATTTGAACGTTTTACCTCATCATGTTGATTTTGTAATTCTTTAATTTGTAGATTTTTATATTCTTGGTATTTTTTTTCTAAAAATCTTTTATGATCAGGAGAAAGATAAACCCAAGCATCTCTTAATTCTTCCATTTTATTCCAATCAATACCTTCTTCCCACTGTTTATAGATAGCATCTAATTTTTCAATAGGGTATTCTTTAGGTGGGGTAGGTTGGTTAAAATCAAATTCTAATTGTATATCTTCTTCTTTTTGTTCTTTGTACCTTTTAGCTGCTTCTTTTAATTCTTCGTTCGGTGGATCTTCATCTTCATCAGGAAGTGCATCGTCAACATTAAACTGCTCATTAAAGTCTTGCATCTCTTCTTCAGTCCAATAACCATTATCTTCAGTAGTATCTACAACTACTTTTTCACCATAAATGTTATCTCTAGTTTTTAGACGTAGTTTTTCAAATGAAAAGTTAGCAGCAATTACAAGAGCAATAGCTAAAGGATCAAATACAAAGATAATAGTTAATAAAAGGTAGTTTATAATACGATCCATTGGGATACCAGTTAATCCTGAAAGATACTTAAGTGGTCCCAATTCCCCTGCTAAATCTGTCCCAGTTTGAATTTCAACTATTTTAGTCTCATAAACGAATAATTGTTCGTTTAATTCATCTACTTTAAAATTAATTTCAGTTTGACGAACAATAGCTTGGTCTAATTGTTTTTCTAGAGCTCTACGGGTTGAACTAGAAGTTGTAGTTATAATTTGACCAGTTTCCTTGTCTTTATACTGAATAACGTTGTTAGATAAACCTGCTCTTAATTCTGATATAGCCCCGTTAATGGTGCTTTTTTCCGCATTATATACCGTTAACTGGTCTCTAACATTATCTCGTTTAGTTTCTACTAAAGCAATTTGAGCATCAATATTACCAGCCTTATTAGCTGTCTCTTGATATGCTGCTGATAGGAAACCATAAATACCCATACTGGTGATTAGTACTAATACAACAGCTGCTATTGTAAGATAATACTTTAATAAACGAGGGATAGTTTTTCTATATTGATATAAAAGAGAGGCAATTACTAATTTAGCAACTTCTAGTGAAGTAGCCATAATAATAACTGCTAAAGTAGCCCCAGCAAAAAGTTTGCTAAGACCACTAACTGAATAGAAAGCGGCCGAAGCAGAAACTGACAGGGCAGAGGTTGCGATTAGAAAGGGGAATACTCTTTCTTGTATTTTATCCCACATAAGGCTTTATTTTCTAGAGCCCTTATGATTGTCTATGCGGTCTAAAATTTTATTTAATTCTTCTGCTTTAATAAATCCTGCCATAGACGCATTTTTAAGGGCGCTAATTAATTGTAGTACTATGAAAGGTATAATGATTGCTTCACTAAGCCAACCTGCTCCTACAAATCCTTTTTCTACCATTAAGATAACAGTTAAAAATAGTATCCAACCTATTGCACGTTGTAGTACTCTTACAGCTTTACGAGTTTGGAATCCTTCTCTTTTAATACCAGCTGCTATACCAAAAAAGCCATCAATAAATACTACAGCAACTAAGCCGAGGTATTGTTCTGCATTACCCATAGTAATGTCTAAAAAGTAGGAACATAAAAAAGATAATGTCACAATAGGTACAGTTAAAAATGTTATAGTACTGAATTTCATTATACTATATCGTTAGAGTTAATTAATGTGTATGTGAATGAATTTCCCCATACTTTAGCTGCTTTATTAACAACATTCATAAATAACTCAAAATCATCATTAGCTGCAATTACTTGACACCCTGCTGACCATTTATCTACTTGAACTGATTTGCCACCTTCTCTAGAGGTAGCTCTGTGAATATTAATACCGTAAATACCTTCGTGAACATTTTCTTCGATAAAGTCATATACACCATCTTTATCGTTATCTCTATATACTTTTAAAGGTTTCTTTTGTCTTAAAGCTTCGTATTTTCCTTGATGTAAACCAATCATGTGAGAACCTCTATATTGGCCTTCTTTTAAGATTGCAACACCTTCTTTTCTCATAATGTTTTTTTCCCAATGTGAGCCTGGGTCGGTGGTTGCATTAAAACAATGGAAATTCCATTCTCCGTTTTCATCTTTATAAGAAATAGTAACACAATCATCAAATCGATTAGTTACTTTACCTTCAGTTTCAGCGTTTCTAACTCCTACAATATTAACATCATAGTTGTTTCCTGTAAACCATTTATATCCTTTTGCTTTAACTGCTGCTTCGATTTGCTCTCTTGTATAACACATAATTATTCTCCTTTTTTAGCAAATTTTTCTAGTCCAGCAATACCTAAACTACCTAAAGTAATAATTACAAATGAGTTGTAAATAAATTCTTGGATTACTAAATCTTTTCCAAAGAAGCCAGTAACGATGTCTGCAGTAGCAAAGATTACCATTACTGCAAATGATAGAAATCCTATTACATTTTTTTCGTTAACATCATTTTGGTCTTTAAAGATATCTTTAAACGCCATAATTTTATTTTTTATAAATTTTAACATGGCAAAACTATTTGATAATAAATATTAATCTTTTTCTTTAGATATAAAACCTAAGACACTATCTTTTCTTTTTTGTTTGAGCGCCTTATCATTATCCCTGTACAGTACAAATGCAAACACTGTAAGTATTATCATAATAGCAAAAAAAGTAGGTACCATATAATATTGAGCAGTAGTCGCAAAAGTCACATCTTGCTTATCTTCCTGTATACATATTAAAAAGAGCGCTAATGTGCGCTCTTCTTAACTTAAAATAAATATTGTAATAAAATTATTTACTTTTTTAATAGTTTTTGTACCCATGATTTTGCAATATCCCAATTGCGTGTAGCGAATACACCAAAAGCAAATCCTGCATAAATTTTATAGCCAAAAGCCCATAAAATAAGACCTGCGATAAGGCCTAAAACACCTTCTACTCCATTGGCTACAATCCAATCTTTAACAATTATAAAGATTTTTTTAATAAAGTCTAATACTTTTTTCATAATTAAATGTTTTAAAATTACGTTAATAAATATTATTATCCATCACAAGATAAACAATCTTCAGTAGTACGAGAACCTAAGTCACCTTTAATTACTGAATCTGTACGAAGATAATATAGAGTTTTAACACCTAATTTCCAAGCTTCCATATGAACCTGATTAATCCATTTTGGGGAGTCTGTTGGATCAAACGCTAAATTTAATGATTGTGTTTGGTCAATATATTTTTGACGTGTAGCAGCTTGTTGAACTAGAGCTAATTGGTTAATTTCTGGGAATGTCATAAATACTTCCTTTTCATCTTCAGTTAAAATATCATGAGACAAACCCATTACTGAACCATTATCACCCATAATTTGATCCCAAACACGAGTTGTATTGTGTCCTTTTTCAATTAATAATTTTTCCAATTCAGGATTCTTAACAATAAAAGTTCCTTTAGCACCATTAAATACATAAATATTTGCTGGTTGAGGTTCAATACCTGCTGAACAACTATTAATACGTGAATTAGATACAGTAGGAGCAATTGCTAATAGGTGAGTATTTCTCATACCTGTACCTTTACACCATAATGGTTCTCCATACTCTAGAGCCATTTGACGAGAAGCTGCTTCAGCTTTAGTTTTAATGTCACTAAAAATAGTATGTGTCCAAGCTGTAGCGCCAATTGAATTAAATGGAAGATTTTTCTGTTGTAAAAAAGTATGCCAACCCATTACACCTAGACCTAATGCTCTACCTTTTTTAGCAGAACGATGAGTTCGAATCATTGAATCTTTGCCATTTGTTTTTTGAATAAATTCTTCCATTACGCCGTCTAAAAAATAAGTAGCAATTTCAACAACATCTGTATTTTTCCATTCATCATACTTAGCTAAATTTAAAGAAGATAAACAACAAATAAATGAATGTTCCTCATCTGTGTGGAGTGTAATTTCAGTACAAATATTAGTCATAGAGACATCTAGGTTGTTCATGCGGTATGCTAATGGATTGTCTTTATTAACATTATCCTTAAACATAATATATGGTTCACCTGTTTCTACACGTGACTTAAGAATTTCAAGCCATAAAGACATAGCTTCACTATCTCTATCTTGTAGACGTTGCATAAACTTATCATCTACAACTACTGCTTGGTGTAGGTTTAGACATTGGCGGTTTGGATCCCCTTTAGGTCTTCTAATCTGTAGATATTCTTTAACATCAATATGGTTAATATCTAAGTTTACAGAAGCTGCACCTCTTCTTACTGCCCCTTGGTTAGTAGCGATAATAGTAGAATCATAAATTTTAGCCCATGGGACTATTCCTTCTGATTTTCCGTTTCCTGTAATTGATTCTCCTCTTCCTCTAATCCTTGACAAAGAAATACCAACACCCCCTCCATAAGAGGTAAGGCGCATAAGCTCAGCATTCGTGAGACCAATACCTCTAATCGAATCAGGAGTATCAACCCCGAAACAACTAATAGGAAGACCACGGTCTGTACCAGTATTAGACAAAACAGGGCTTGCAAGGCCAATCCATCCATTCCAAATATATTTAAAAAATTTACTAGCTAAATCTGGGCGGTTTAATCTATCTGCTACCGCATTAGCTACGCGTCTATACGCTTTACGGGGTGTTTCCCCAGGCATAAGATATCCTTTTGAAATTGTAGATAATGCCACATCATCAAAAAATTCAGGGTAATCTTTACCTCTTTCCCATTGGGAGTAATCTGCTATAATATTGTTATCCATAATTAAAATATACTTTCATCCCATTCCATGTGACCTTTGGAATAATTTGTTACTCT